GGAGCATTACCTGCTATAAGTGGTGCAAACTTAACTAATTTAAATATACCAGTTAATAGTGAATGGAGTTTTGGAAGCACAGGTATTACAACCACAAAAAATCTTGGTATTAATACATCGACTGTTGATAATTATGAAACAGTTGGTGCTGCAAATTCATTTAGAGGTATATACATTGGTGATGGTTCACTTATCTTTAACGCAAGATTAGATAATCCAAACGGATATTATATTGGAACTGGTCGAAACGCACTGAATGCAGGACCAATTACATTAGGTTCAACCATGACACTTGACGGTGCATGGGTTATCGTGTAGTATAGGAGAATTATGGCAACTTTTACAGCAAATTCAATTGAACTTGGCACTGGTGCACAATTTGTAGGAACTGCGACTGGTTTGTCTAATGCTCCAACTGGTTCAATTATACAAACTGCGATACAAGGAGCAACATCAGACATAACATCTGAATCTGATGGAAGTTACAAAGATATTTTATCTGTTTCTTTTACACCTAGAAAATCAAATAGTAAAATAATATATACTCTTATGTTCAATGCTTTTTATGATAATAATACTGGTGGTAGTAATGGTGTTGATTATCGTGTGTTGAGAGATAGTACTTCGATCAAAGAAGGAGTTTGGACTTTCTATCTAAATTCAACTACTTATACTAGAGATTTTTATCCAGTAATAAATATTTTTGATTTTGATCAACCAAATACGACAAGTGCGATTACCTATAAATTACAGGGAAGAAAATATAATGGTAATAGTTCTAAATTTGCAACAAGATTTGGAGAACCTCAAAAGTCAGCGCCAGCTGTAGGTAATACTATGGTTATGAAATTGGAGGAACTTTCTGTTTAACTATAAATAAGATTATGAAATACAACATTATTCACGCATTACAAGCATTAAAACCAGGAGCAGAGTGGACTCTTAATGGTTATGATTACTCTGGTCTTAATTGGTTAGATAGTAAACAAACACAACCAACAGAAACAGAAGTCAATAGTAAGATTTCTGAACTTGATAATGCAGAACCAATGAGATTATTGCGTATTGAAAGAAATACAAGAATTGCAAAGACAGATTGGAGAGCATCATCTGACTTAACATTAGCAGATGCTTGGAAAACATATCGTCAGGCACTTCGTGATTTACCTGCAACTGCAACACCAAAGTTAGATTCTAACTATGAATTAGATTTCTCATCTGTCACTTGGCCAACTGAACCCTCATAACTATGTCATCAGAATTAAGAGTCGATAAAATAATACCAACTGGTGGTCTTGGAACTGATGGAACTGTCGGGGGTGCAATTTTACACTACGGTGGTGGTGTCATTCAAGTTGTTTCAATGGATCTTATATCAACTACTTCTACAACTTCTACATCGTATGTTGATGCTAGTAGTTTCAGTGCTGTAATAACACCAAAATTTTCTACAAGTAAAGTTCTTGTTATCATGTCTTGTAGAGTTAATTCAAATTCTGGTTCTAACGTAAATACAAGATCATCAATACGCATATCAAGGGGATCAACACCAATATCCAATCATTTTGTTGGTCACTATATAAATGCTTCTTCATCAGATAAGAATAATTATGAATCTGTATGTATGGTTAATTTAGATAATCCTGCAACAACGTCAGCAACAACTTATAAAGTTGAATTCGCATCTGATAATAGTGCTTGCACAACTTCTATATCAGGAGGAGCTGGTGATGGATCACATAGAGCTACTCTAACTTTAATGGAGGTATCAGCATAATGTCAGAATTAAGAACCAATCGAATCGTTCCAAGAGATGGACTAACTTCTGGTGCAAGTGGTGGTATCATTCAAGTTAAACAAACAATATTAAAAACTCAGTTCACTGTAAGTCAAAATGTTTCTAGTGGTTACACAGATCTTACAGGTTTAAGTGTTGCCATAACTCCTACAAGATCTGATAGTAAAGTATTGGTTAGAGCAGTCATTTATAATAGTATATCTAGTAATAATGTAATTTTCTTTAGATTACTTAGAGGTAGCACATTTATTGAGCAACCATCAGGCACATCTTCAAGTGGTGCAAATTGGAACGCACATGCTTTTAGTTATTATGATCATACTTATCAGGATAGCACCTCTCTTGAAATACTCGATTCACCTGCTACGACTTCAGCAACGACTTACAAAATTCAAGTTGCTGCCACAAACAACAGTAGCCCAACCATAACTATAAACAAATTTGCTGGTACTTCAAACTATTACGGAATAAGCACGATCACTGCGATGGAAGTATCAGGCTAAATAACTAAAAGGATATACTAAAAGAATGAGTACCCTTAGAATTCATGGTATTGAGGCAAAGTCAGATCCTACTAGTGCATCAGTCAACGAAAAAATAAAAATAACAAATTCTAATGGAGATTTACTACTTCACTTAGATGGAACGCAGGCGGGTATTGGTACTGTTGGTATCACCACGACTGGCACAACTTTTCATGTAGATCGTGCGACAGGAGAAATAACTTTTGTAACTGATGCCAAGTTCAATGGAACTGTTGGTATTGCAGGAACATTAACATACGAAGACGTAACAAACGTAGACGCAGTTGGAATATTAACAGCAAGAAGTGGTATAAGAATCGGTACAGGTGGAACAGTCGGACCTTCTGGATCTGGTATTGTCACATATTTTGGTGATGGTTCACAACTTACAAACCTACCAGCAGGAGCACCTGTTGGTGGTGCATCAACAAACACTGTCTTCTTTGAGAATGACAATTCAGTCGATGTGAGTTATACTATATCATCAGGTAAAAATGCGATGGCAGCAGGACCGATAGCAATAAAATCTGGCGTCACGGTCACTGTACCATCAGGTAGTTTCTTGACCATCGTATAAATATCAGGGAGTAAAGAATCTTATGCCAGTAACGATTAACGGAAACGGAAGTATAACAGGATTAGCACAAGGTGGTATTGATGGTAATAAAGTTGTGACTTCTGCAGCTCAACCTGCTAATTCCGTAATTCAAGTTATTTCAGATGTTGTAACTGATGAGGCATCATTTGCTGTTGGTAATGGTAATTATTATGATCTTACTAATCAAGGTCTATCTGTTACTATAACTCCATCTTCTGCATCCAATAAAATTTTAATTTATGGACAAGTGTGTCTTTGCAGGGAGGGATCTAATAGTACTCCAATAATGCACATTTATATTCTTAAAGATACTAATAAATTAACTGGAGCTGTTGGTGATGCTGATAGTAATCGAACACAAGTAACTTCTGGTGTTTCTGCAATTTCATCTACACAGGTAAATGGAGCTCCATTTCATTTTTTAGATACAGCAGGTAATACAAATGCTAGAACCTATAGTATTGGATGTAGTCATGATTCTGGTTCATCAAAAACGATGTATTTAAACAGAGGTGAAGAAGATCAAGATAACATTTATAGATACAGAGCTATTTCAGTTATCACTGCTATGGAGATAAAAGCATGAGTAACATAAAATTAGTACATTCGGGAGGCAATAGTGTCTCTCTCACAACACCGACAAGTAATCCAGCAAGTAATATAACTTTTAAACTCCCCCAATCCGACGGGAGTGCAGGGCAAGTTTTGCAGACGGATGGATCTGGTGCACTTTCATTCACAACACCAGGAATGGGAAGTTTAACACAAGCTTTTCGTGGTGCGAGAGAATCAACAAATTATGGAACTGATAATACTGTATTATTTGATATTGAATACTTAGATGAAGGTGGTAATTATAATCCAGCAACTAGTGTATATACAGTTCCAGCAACTGGACTATATATTTTTATTGCACAATGTATGAGAACTGCTTCATCAGGAAACATGCAAGTTAGCATTAGAAGAACTCGTTCAGGAAGTGAAACCGTTCAATCTATTGGTTTACATGGTAATCCCTCTGGTGAAAACGAATATTCAATGGTTACTTGTCATTTGGTTGATGCTTGTCAAACTGGGGATACCTTTAGAGTAAGACAGGATAGTGGAGCAACTTATGGTGGTAGTGTAAGTGGAGAAAATGATCATTATTCTCAATTTATGGGATATAGAATAGCATGAGCACATTAAAAGTAGACGCAATCAAACACAATAGTGCAACGAGTGATGCAATCACAATGGCATCAGATGGAACTTGCACTGCAAAATTAACTTCGATAGGAGGAGGTGGACTCTCTCATCGCAACAAGGCACGAAATGGTGCGATGAAAGTAAGTCAGAGGGGAACAACTTTTACTCCCACAACATCAGATACGTATTTAATTGATGGTTGGATGACACAACATGGTTCTGCTGGTAATTTAGATTGCACAGTTACACAATCAACTGATGCACCAGCTGGGTTTGCTAAGTCTCTTAAAATAACACCAGATAGTACAAACACACCATCAGGAAGTCAGAATGGTATGTTAGCACAAAGACTTGAGGGACAAGACTTTCAAGATTTAGCATTTGGTACATCAGATGCAAAAACAATAACAGTTTCTTGGTATGCAAAAACAAGTGCAACTGGTGCTGGTAACTACACTGTTAAGGTTGAATATAACAATGGATCAGCAAATTACGCAGTAAATAAATTATTTGCATTTACAACCACTTGGACACGATATACATATACAATTCCTGCAACAGGAACTGCAACCACTAACGGTATAGTAGACAGTAATGAACTTGGATTTAGAGTAGAGTATCATTTATTTGCTGGACCTGATGATGTCCATAGTCAATTCACTCAATGGACTTCTAATCCTTCTCCTACTTATAAAGTGATATCTGGTCAGAAAAACTTTATGGACAATACCAATAATGAATTATACATAACTGGATTGCAGATTGAAGTTGGAGACACAGCAACCACGTTCGAGCACCGCAGCATATCAGATGAACTTAGACGTTGCAAACGTTATTACCAAACAGCAGCATATACTACTTTGATGGGAAGTCTTGCTGGTGCTGTTGGAACTCCAAGAATATTGTTTGAAGTTGAAATGAGAGCGACACCTACTTCTGTTACTACAGAATATGGTTCTAATGGTAACGGTTCTTTTAGAAATCAAAATAATGGTTCTACATTAACTGGGCATACCACTTTCAATTATTATATAAATGGATTTGATTGTAGAGGAAGTGGTGGAAGTGCCAACATCATATATTCATCCACTTATAAAGCATCCGCAGAACTATAGCTTGACAAGTATCAAAAAATACTTTATAATATAAATGTCTTTAGCATCCTTGTAGATTTGGGACTAAAGATACTCCCCTGTGGTGGGGGGAGTGTGTTGGTGGTAACACAAAGGGAGGGTTTCCTCCCTTTTTTATTTTTATAAATCATTATTTAAGGCTAACAACAAACATGAATTTCACTGTGTTTTCAAAGAAAGGATGTTCATATTGCGAAAAGGTAAAAAAGGTATTAGAGTTGACAAGTAGTAGTTTTGTGGTGTATACTTTAGGAGAACACTTTGATGAGAAGGCATTCACTGATGAATTTGGATATGGTACTACATTCCCACAGGTCATCTGTGATGGTAAAAAACTAGGAGGTACGGTTGAAACAGTTAAGTTCCTCAGAGAACAAAAAATCATCTCCGTCTGAGCTAAATAAATCAAACCTCGAAATAAATCGTGGTTTTGAATTTATCCTTAATGGGGGTAAAAAGAAACAAGTGAAACCAATTTCATTTGTCTTTGATAAGATATTTAATCTTTTTAATCGAGAGATTGGTATCTATTTTGAATTTTCTTTGTCGAAAAGAAAATAAAACTACCAAAGGAGTATCATGGATATTCAAGTCCTGACCGCACTTGCCTTACCTATTTCAATTATGTTTTTCATACTTGGAGCACTCATAGGTTGGGTAGCAAGAGACTATATGATGAATTATCGAGAGATTCCTAGACCACATCCTGAGATGTTTGATCCCAATGGGAATCTAGTACCAGATGAAATTGTAGCATTTAGATTTGAAAACAATTATGACGACGACAGCGAAGAAGAAGACGACTAAAAAAGATCCACTTGAACTTCCAATAAAACCATTTGCTTTTGAGGTATTACACCTTACATCAAAGCAAAGATCAAAGGCAAAGAAAGTTGAAGTACTGAGAAGATATGAAGATCCATCTTTGAAAGCATTATTTATATGGAACTTTGATGAAAGTATCATATCAGTTTTGCCAGATGGAGAAGTTCCTTACACAGGGTACGATGATCAGACAACGTATAGTGGAACACTGACGACAAAGATATCAGAAGAAGTTCGTAAGATGCATGAAACTGGTTCTTTTTCAATGGGTGCAACTGATAAGGAAGGACATACTACAATTCGTAGAGAGTATAAAAACTTCTATCATTTTCTCAAAGGTGGTAACGATTCTTTAAATAATATTCGTCGTGAGACAATGTTTATTAATATTCTTGAAGGATTACATCCACTCGAAGCAGAGATTATTACACTTGTCAAGGATAAAAAATTAGAAACAAAGTATAAGATCCCAAAAGAAGTAGTATCAGAAGCATATTCAGATATTAGTTGGGGTGGTAGATCATGACGACTAAAACTAAACCAGAACCGAAGGAAAAGAAAGAATTGATTTGGACAAGTCAAGAAAAAGAAAATCATAAGAGTGAATATGGTTGCGAGATTGTGATAGAAAATGGAACTCTTGACCAAGTTTCAACCACAAATGCTCCCACAGACGCATGTATTGTTACATATGAGTACAACGGAAAGGTTTGTCGTGACCTGACGAGAGGTGCGAGAGTTAAACTATTTGATATGTACTATGATAAATTTAAATCTGGTTTAAAAATCATCGACTATGGTAAAGGAACTATTAAACCAGCGCTATGGGGATACAATAATCCAAAGGCCAAAACCAGAAAGCGAAAGTGATTTCAAAAAAGGGGGAAAAAATTTCCCCCAAAATTTTTCGTCTGTAGGGTTTTCTGTAACAAAAAATACAATACTACTTGCATATATAGTAGGAATGTGTTAATATTAACACAACGTTCATCCAAATGATTGAAGTAGCACTACTCGTAACACTTCTCTCTGAACATAATGCTTCCCACTGGGAAATGTCATGTGCGGAGTGGAACCAAAACAGAATTGAGATACTTAGCGATAAGAATCTAAACTCTGACGCACACGAGTACCTTATTGATTATCTTCGTACGAAAGTCGAAGGTAACTGCGATGCTTTCATCATAGGACGCAAGTAAGCCGACTCGGAACGGATTCGTTCATCCTCATGTACAACATTTTAGCAAAATTAATATTACTTGGTGCTCCACTTAATTGTGCAGATGCCAATGAGTTGCTATCTTTAGTTAGACCCTTTGACCCCGAAAGGTTAGAGATGACTAGAGTAATTATTGCACATACTGATCCAGTATGTTTTGAGGACGCAAAAGCCGACTGAAGGAACGGGAACACGGATCACTCGAAAGAGTTAAAGGTGCAAAGTCCAATTACTTTAGGAGAAACCAAATGGCAAAAGTCACATACAGAGGAGTTCAGTACGATACTGAAACTCGTGTACAGCAACAGCAAACACAACAACCTCAACAAAAACAACTTGTTTACAGAGGTGTTAAGGTTAAAGGAGGAGAGTAATGCTAGTAACTGCAGAAATTCTCGTGGCGAGCGTAGCATTTCTAGCATTAATCTACGTTGAAGCCAGACTCTTGTACAGTTATAAATAATTGTTACAGGAGGTAAAGACAAATGTTACATTTATTAGGTAGAGGAAAACAACCAGAATGGAACGAAGAGAAGCACGACATAGATGAGGTCTTTGCTTTTCTGTGCTATCGGGGAATTCACTACGCAAAATGGGTGTACATTGATATTTTCCATGACACCAATTGGGAAATACATAATCCAAGAGGAAAGGGTTGACCTTTCCTCTTTTTTTGTGTACAATATAAAAAAGTCATTTATTATGGAACGTAGTAAATTAAAAGATATTGTTCGTAGCCTTGAATTAATGGTTGACGCATTGAAAGTAGAAGTCTATTCTGATGTGGATTCTTATAAAAATGATGAACCACCAAAATCAAGACTTGATTATGATGAATTGTATGATGATGGTTCAGACTAATGGCTAGACAAAAGGCATTAATTAAGTTACTTAAAAGATTAATCAAACAGGATTATCTTTATACTGATGAAAAATTAAGAGAGATGAAGCAAACTCTCAGAATGGCAGAAGAAGAATTTGCAGCTATTGAAGCAAAGGAGTCAAAAGGATTTAAATGAACGTAGAACTTATAAGCATTACACCTGATGCTGAAAAAACTATGGCACATATCGCCAGAGTATCAAATCCAAGTAATCAGGATAACCCTAACTATGCAGGATTATTAAGATATTGTATCAAGCATAATCACTGGTCTGTCTTTGAACAATCATCAATGACACTTGAAATAGAAACCACTCGTGCAATCGCAGCACAGATATTAAGACATCGTAGTTTTACATTTCAAGAGTTTTCTCAAAGATACGCACAGAGTAATGAACTTGGTAAAATCGAATTGCCAGATTTAAGAAAACAAGATTTGAAGAATCGTCAGAACTCAACGGATGATTTAGACCCATTTGTAAGACAAAAATTAGAAGCACAGATGATTACTCTGTTTAGTTCTTCACAAGCATTATATAATCAAATGATTGAAGAAGGAGTTGCAAAAGAATGTGCTAGAATGGTTCTACCATTATGTACCCCCACAAGAATCTATATGACAGGTTCTTGTCGTTCTTGGATTCATTATATTGAATTACGTTCTGCACATGGAACACAGAAAGAACATATGGACATTGCAGAAGCATGTCGCAAAGTGTTTACCAAACAATTCCCATCGGTCTCAGAAGCACTTGAATGGGTCTAAATAACTATACATTAATCAATTATTATGGCAACATATCCTGTAGTTAATACAAAAACTGGTGACAGAAAAGAAGTGGTGATGAGTGTGAATGATTGGGATCAGTGGTGTACTGACAATCCCGATTGGTCAAGAGATTACTCAGATCCATCTACTATGCCAGGTGTTGGAGAAGTTGGAGAGTGGAAAAATAAACTGATAAGAAGAAAACCAGGTTGGAATGAGGTATTAGAGAGAGTTCAAAAATATCCTGGTGCTCAAAAACAAAAGATTGATTAATGGGAAGAAAAAGAAGTAACGGAGATCAACCCATTGGAGTTGGGTTGACAGCAAAGCAAATGCGTAGAAAAAAACCTATTAATTCAGATTATTTGGTCGGTATAGAACCAATAACTGAAAACCAAAAAATCTTATTCAACTCATATGGTGAGGGTAAGAATATCATCGCTTATGGTGCAGCAGGTACAGGTAAAACCTTTGTGACCTTATTTAATGCTTTGAAAGATGTATTAGATGAAAGCACACCTTATGAGAAAATCTATATTGTTCGTTCATTAGTTGCAACTCGTGAGATTGGTTTCTTGCCAGGTGATCACGAAGACAAATCTGACATATATCAAGTGCCATATAAAAATATGGTAAAATATATGTTTCAGATGTCATCTGATGCGGACTTTGAGATGCTTTATGGTAATTTAAAAGCACAAGAAACAATTAAGTTTTGGAGTACCTCATTTTTAAGAGGAACAACACTTGATCGTTCAATTGTTATCGTTGATGAATTTCAAAACTTGAATTTTCATGAATTAGATAGTATAATGACAAGAGTTGGTGAGGATAGTAAAATCTTTTTCTGTGGTGATGCATCTCAGACAGACTTACAGAAGACCAACGAAAAAAACGGTATTGTTGACTTTATGAAAATAATTCGTTCTATGCCATCATTTGATGTAATTGAATTTGGTATTGATGATGTTGTTCGTTCTGGAATAGTTAAAGAATATCTGATTGCAAAATTAGAAATGGGTATGTAATGTTTGACCATGTTGATTTGAATCTACCTCCTATCAAACGGGAGACAATAGATGGAGTTCGTTATTATTCTGTTCCTGATGAAGATGAATTAATTAAATTAGTTTCGATCACATCAATCACAAGTCATTATAATAAACAAATCTTTCTTGATTGGAGAAAGAGAGTTGGTAATGAAACAGCAGACAAAATTACAAAGGCTGCTACGACTCGTGGAACAGACATGCATACTCTTACAGAGTATTATCTGAAGAATGAGGAACTCCCCAAAGTCCCTCCTATATCTGACTTTTTGTTTAAAATATCAAAAGGTAAGTTAAACAAGATTTCTAAAATAAGGACTCTGGAAGGTGCGCTATATAGTAAGCAGTTAGGAATTGCAGGAACAGTTGATTGTATTGCAGAGTATAACAACGAGTTAGCGATAATAGATTTTAAGACATCTAAAAAACCTAAACCACGAGAGTGGATTGAACACTATTTTGTTCAAGCAATGGCATATGGTTGTATGCTGTATGAGATGAAGGGTATATCAGTTAAAAAATTAGTCATTATTATGGCATGTGAAAACGGAGAGTGCGTTGTCTATGAAGAATACGACAAATCAAAATACATCAAACTCCTTGGAGAATACATTAGAAAGTTTGTTGGAGATAAACTGGAACTCTATGGAACCTAACAAAGAACTAGAAAAAGCTATTGCGAATAAATTTGTTACTCCTCAGAAGTTTGCGATGGATATTGAGAAGATTGTAGTTGATGAAGAACTCAATTATATTGATGCAATCATACACTATTGCGAAATAAACAATATTGAGGTAGAATCAGTAACGAAACTCATATCAAAACCTTTGAAGGAAAGATTAAAGTGGGATGCAATTCGTCTTAACTTTATGAAAAAAACTTCGAGGGCAAAACTACCTTTATAATGAAAAAATCAGAGTTAATTCACTGGCGACTTCAAGCAATACTTAGGGAACATAATATGCCAGATTTACAATATCTTGGTGTCAGACCTGATAGTATTGGCATGCCACAGCACTGGTACATGATAGGTGACAATGAGGTTCCTTGTGACTCAATTACAGAATTAGACAGTGAAGAAGTTGAAGAGGAAAGTGACACCGTTTGAAACATATCAAACTTATCTTTCTATGAAAAGTCATTTTACAAATCGTAAGTATGACTTCTTTAAATATGGTGGTAAATCCCGTGCCACAGTAACTGCTTTCAATCGAAGAAAAGACAAATACTGGTTTGAGAAAACTTCCCGTAAGTATTCTGATGGTCAGATTGTAGATTTTCTTCTTGCCAACTTTGTAACATCAACTAACCCAGAAAACTTATGGATTGGAGAAATTATCAATTCTGGCGAAAGAAATTACTCAGAGTGGATGAAAACTCAACAGAGTTTAAAGTACTTGTTCAAAGAACAATCAGAGAAATTACTATCCGAGAACGACTTAGAAGAAGTATTCAACTGCTCCAAGGGACACCCAACAATATTAAAGAAACACTTGGGTGGAGAACTAAACTTAGAAATCTTAGTAATCTACGAAAAGATCTTTTCTTTCGTAAAAAACTTTGATAAAAAACTTGACGACCCAGTGTGGGAATCCGTAAAGATGAAAATTAATAAGTATAGTCCTTTCATAAATATTAATGTGTTTCAATACAAAAAATTAATTATGGAGGTTATTCGTAATGGCTCTTGATAATGCTACTGTGCTTGGAAATCTTAAATCTCAACTCAAAGAAGTAACGGGTCAATTAAATAATTTAACTGAAACTCGTCTTAAACTTCTAGGAGCAATTGATGTCCTCGAACAAATCGAAGACAGTAAAACGGAACCAGTACAACCCGAAGTTGTGGAGACTAAGAAGAAATGAGATTTTTTGATTCGGAAATAGTCCGAGAAGAATTATCTGAAATCAATCGACTACAAACTAGCATCTATGGTAAGATGTTTGGTTTTGGTTTTCTAAGTCCTACTGACCGAAAGGAACACGTTGAAAAATTAGAAGCTCTATTAGAGAAACAAAAAACGATGTGGACTCGGTTATCTTTATCAGATGACCCAGAAGCAAAAGACATGAAAAATCAATTGCGTAAGTCCTTACAGGGTATGGGTTTCCCAGAAGGAACCGATATGCCTTCGATTTTTAGTGCTATGGATGACACCATTGGCAAACTCAAAGAGAGTGTTGACTAATTAATCTATCTTTGTTATAATACAAACAATCCCCCGATCAAATTATCCGAGGTAATCCTATGTCTTTTAAAGACCTAAAAAAACAATCTAAGCTTGGCTCTTTGACTGCAAAGTTAGTTAAAGAAGTTGAGAAAATGAATAATAACGGTGCGTCTGGTGACGAACGCACATGGAAGTTAGATGTAGATAAAAGTGGCAATGGATATGCTGTTATCCGTTTCCTACCTGCACCAGAAGGTGAGGATCTACCATTTGTAAAACTATACTCCCATGCCTTTCAAGGTCCTGGTGGTTGGTATATTGAAAACTCTCTGACTACATTAGGTCAGAAAGATCCTGTTTCTGAGTATAACACCCAACTCTGGAACAATGGCACAGATGCAGGAAAAGAAACAGCACGGAAGCAAAAACGTAAACTTACTTACATGAGTAACATTTACGTTGTGAAAGATCCAGCAAATCCTGAGAACGAAGGCAAAGTATTCTTATTCAAATATGGTAAGAAAATCTTTGATAAACTAACCGCAGCAATGCAACCTGAGTTTGAAGATGAGGAAGCAATTGATCCATTTGATTTCTGGCAAGGTGCAAACTTCAAGTTGAAGGCAAAAAACGTAGCAGGATACAGAAACTATGATAGTTCTGAGTTCGCTGCTGTAAGTCCACTACTTGATGATGACG